TTGGTCGCACCGAAGCAATGGGAGTCCCTGCCCTAGCGCGTTGTCGCAATCTACTTGCTGGCACAATCGGCACCATTCCACTTGAGCTCTATAAGAAGTCTACGGGTGAAGAATTAGGAAAGCCACTTTGGCTTGACCAACCTTCTTACCACCAGCCACGTTCAGTCACTATTGCTTACACAGTCGATTCACTTCTATTTTACGGACAAGCATTTTGGCAAGTAGTTGAGACCTATCAGGAAGATGGACGCCCATCACGCTTTGAGTGGATCGCTAATAGCCGTGTCACAGCAACACTCGATCGAGACAATGTATTCGTCAAGTCTTACGCCATCGATGGCACTACAGTCCCAATGGACGGCCTCGGTTCACTTATCACATTCCAATCTCTAAGCGATGGCATTCTAAACACAGGCGTCTCAACAATTCGCGCCGCACTAGACATTCAGAAAGCCAGCGTAGTTGCAGCCGCGACTCCAATGGCTACAGGCTACATTCGTAACTCAGGTGCAGACCTTCCACCTGCCGAAGTACAGGGATTACTTTCAGCATGGAAGAATGCTCGCCTTAATCGTTCTACAGCTTATCTCACATCGACTTTGCAATATGAGGCAGTCGGATTCAGCCCTAAAGATATGATGTACAACGAGGCCATTCAGAATCTTGCAACAGAGATCGCTCGCCTTTGCAACGTGCCTCCATATTACGTCTCGGCAGATCAGAACACCACGATGACCTACGCCAACGTTACAGATGAGCGCAAGCAATTCCTCACGCTATCTTTACAGCCATTTATCTCAGCAATCGAAGATCGCCTATCAATGGACGACATCACAGCTCGGGGCAACATCGTCAAATTTGACATCGATAAGAATTATCTACGCACCGACCCACTTGTAGAACTTTCAATCATTCGTGAACTACTTGATCTCCAGTTGATCACCCAAGAACAAGCTATGGAAATGACAGACCTAACACCTAACGGAAGCGAAGGAATGATATGAGCGAAATGCTTACATTCTCTGCAGAACTTACAGCAGATGCGTCAGAGCGCACGATCTCTGGCAAGATAGTCCCTTTTAATGGCGAGGTCGGAAACACCTCAGCTGGCGCAGTTGTTTTTGAGCGTGGCGCGATTAACATAGCTGATTCAAGCAAAGTGAAGCTCCTATTAGAGCATGATCCTAAGCAGCCAATCGGTCGCGCTCAATTCTTTAATGAAACAGAAGATGGGATCTTTGCATCCTTCAAGATTTCTAAATCATCCCGTGGCACCGATGCTCTAATCGAGGCCAGCGAAGAACTCCGTACTGGTCTTTCAGTCGGCGTTATGGTCAATGCAGCAAAGCCTAAAAATGGCGTGTTGTATGTGTCGAGTGCTGACCTACTCGAAGTCAGTTTAGTGCAGGCCGCCGCATTTAAGTCAGCAGCCGTCACTGATATAGCGGCATCTGAAGATGAAGCCGTTGAAGAAACCCTACCAACAGAAAGCGAGACAGCCACAGTGGAATCCACTCCAGCAGTCGAAGCAACACCTACAGTTGAGGCTGCCGCAGTTGAAGCTGCTCGCCCTGCTGTAACAGCAATGGCTTACACAAAGCCACGCATTGAAGTAACAGCTGCAAAGTACGCAGAGCAGTCAATTCGCGCAGCACTTGGCGATGACTCAGCTCGTCAGTACATCGCAGCAGCAGACAACACAACTGACAACGCTGGTCTAGTACCAACACGTCAACTTTCAGAGATCATCAACCCTCTCGGAACCACAATCCGCCCATCAATCGATGCAATCTCTCGTGGAGTGCTTCCTGATGCAGGTATGACTTTCGAGATCCCAAAGATCACCGCAATGCCTACAGTTGCAGTTGCAGCTGAAGACGCAGCATTTTCTAACACAGATCAGAACTCTGCATTCCTAAGCGTAAGCGTTGCTAAGTACGCAGGACAACAGGTTTTCTCAGTAGAATTGCTAGATCGTACATCTCCAGCATTCTTCGATGAACTTGTCCGCAACATGGCAGCTGCTTATGCTAAGTCAACTAACGCAGCAGTTAACGCTGCACTTATTTCAGGTGCAACACTTGACGCAACTACAGTTGCAACATATCCAACAGCAGCCGAGCTTCTCGGTATTGTTGCTCGCGGATCGGCTTCTGTCTATGGCGCGACAGCAGGACTTCCAAATCCATTCGCTCGCAACATGGTCGTCTCAACTGGACAATGGTCTAACATCATGACATTGAACGATTCAGGACGCCCTATCTACAACGCATCACAGCCACAGAACGCAGGCGGCGTTGTAACACCTACATCACTCACAGGTAACGTTGCAGGACTTAACCTCTACGTCGATCCAGAGAATGCTGGCGATGGAGATGGAACAATCCTCATCGTTAACCCAGATGCCTACACATGGTTCGAGTCACCTACGTACCGCTTGCGCGCCGAATCAACAGCCGCTGGTCAGGTCACAATCGGCTACTACGGCTACGGCGCAATTGCGACCAAGGTCGGAGCAGGCGCATTCAAGAATAACAAGGCGTAAGCCAACTAAGTCGCTGGCAGGGTAGTGCCCTTCTACCCTGCCAGTCTTTAGAAAGGTAAATAATATGGCTCTGACAACAGTTGCAGAACTCCGCACGGCTCTAGGTGTAGGCACTCTTTACACCGATGCAGTCTTGCAATCTGTCTGCGACGCTGCAGATAATGTCTTATTGCCCTTTCTATGGAAGAACCAGCAGTACATCATTGCTCACGGCAACACGGGCACAGTCGGCACTCTCTACTTTGATCAAGACATTCGCGAAGTATTTTACGTTGGCCAATCAGTAGTGATCTCCGGTGCTGGCACAAAGTACAACGGCACCAAGACAATCACAGGCGTTGATGCTCGATCATTTAATATAACTACGACTCACACTAGCGACAACCCACGTCACACAGTCGAGCCTTTCGGTATTGCAGCCGCCGAGACTTACACGGATTACACAACGATTCCAGCGATTCAAGAAGCATCGCTCATGATCTCGATCGACATTTGGCAGTCTCGCCAAGCTCCATCAAGCGGTGGAGTAACGATCGATGGCTATCAACCTTCACCTTACAGAATGGGCAACACACTCCTAGCACGCGTTCGTGGATTGCTTGCGCCTTATCTTGATCCGAGATCGATGGTGGGCTAATGGCCGCCATATCAACACTCCGCGCAGGATTAGCAACAGCTTTAATTGACAACAGTAAATGGTCAGTCTTCAGTTTCCCACCTGCAACCCCTATTGCTAACAGCGTGATCGTGGCACCTGCCGATCCTTACATTACGCCTACAAATAACTCGCGCAACACAATCGCCCCAATGGCGAACTTTACTATTTCCGTCATGGTTCCATTGTTGGATAACGAAGGCAACCTAAACGGGATGGAAGATAACATCGTGCGAGTGTTTAATTTACTTGCCGCGTCTTCATACACCTACAATGTCACAGAAGTGTCGGCGCCAGCCGTACTAAGTGCCGTTTCAGGTGACTTACTTACATGTAACATCAACGTGTCAATCTTGACAGAATGGACATAACCATGACCGACTTGGAACAATGGGAAAAAGAAAATGAAGCATTCCTGATCAAAATCGGTCAGGTAAAACCAGCGGCTGCAAAGCCACTTACTAAGAAAGACGAGGAATAAGCCGTGTCAGTATATCTAAGCAACGGAGTAGTTCTTACTGTTAATGCGGTGGATCTCTCTACTCTAGTTACAAGCGTTACCCTAAACCGATCATTCGATGAGCTTGAAGTGACTGCAATGGGCGACAGCGGACATAAGTTCGTTAAAGGCCTTGAGGCATCTTCAATCACAATCGACTTTCTCAATGATGAAGCAACATCTAAGACACTACAGACATTGAACTCATCTTCTGTATGGGGTAACAACGTCACAGTTACACTCAAGCAGACTTCTGCTGCTACATCACCTACAAATCCACTTTACACAATGACTTGCTTGGTCAACAACACTACACCTGTAAATGGTGCAGTTGGCGATCTATCAACTCAGTCAGTAACCTGGAACGTTTCTGGTACAGTCGTAGTCACAACCGCATAATCTAACTAAACAAAGGGGCACAACATGGCAAAGTTAATAGTCACAATGGCAGACAACAGCGTCACCGAGATTGAGATCACACCTCGATTGGAGTATGCGTTTGAGCTATATGCTAAAAAGGGATTTCACAAAGCGTTTCGCGATGATGAAAAGCAATCAGATGTCTATTGGCTTGCATGGGAAGGCCTTCGACTAAGTGGAGTCACAGTCAAGCCATTCGGTACAGACTTTCTCGAAACTCTTAAGAGTGTTGAGGTTGCAGAGTCTGACCCTTTGGCCTAGGCAGGGATAGCATCCACTATCTCATCGCTCGATTGAGCATTGAGACGGCTATCCCTCCACAATCTTTAATTGATTTAGATTCGTCAATGCTTCAAATGTTATTGAAGGCGTTGAAAGACCGAGCGAAGGAGCAGAGCGATGCCTACAGAGCTAAAAGGCGCTAACGCGCTTCGCAAGGCTCTAAAGCAATTTTCGCCTGATCTAGATAAAGAAACTCGCGACGAGATGGTTGGATTCCTAAAGCCATTGGTCAAGAAGGCTCGTGGCTTTATGCCATCCAACTCATTATTACCTTCGGGCTGGGTAGGCACTAGCGAGCCGGGTCGATTTCCTAAATATGACGCCAGCATTGCCCGTCGAGGTGTTGGCTATAAATTGACACCTACTAAACCCAATCGTCAGGGTTGGATTCAAACAGTTTCGATCCACAATAAGACCGC